GCAGGCCCCGCAAAGGTGAGGCGAAGATTTACTGCTGTCACAAAGAATCATAAGGGAAATATCCTGATGTCAAACGCTCAGTTTGCAACATGGGAATCGTGGTTTGAAAATACTATTGCTTTCGGGTCGCTGTCGTTCACAATGCCGCACCCACTTACAGGTGCAACGATAACCGCAAGAATGGTCATCCCGTCAAGCGGCAAAGCATATCAGTTCACGCCTGAAAGCGGGACAGGGCTGGGGTTACTCGCTATTGAAATCGAGGTTCTGCCGTGAGGTCGCTTTCGTCTCTTGCAAAAAAAGAACTGTTCGCAAGTCAGACCGGGGCGGTTTTTCTCTCCGTTATGCAGATTGCTCATTCAACTATATCGACCGCTTATCTTGTGAACAACACGGTTGATATAACTTATAGCGGGCAACTTTACACGGCTTATCCCTTTAAGTTCACACCTCCTGGAGACAAGGAAGAGGTGAACCAGAAAGGCAATCTTACAATGTCGAACATTGACCGGACTCTACTTGCCACTATAAGAACGATTACAACGCCTTTAACTGTCAGCATAGCCTTGATAATGATTCTGCCAAACGGCAACATTAGCAAGGAAGCGGGGTGGTGGGTGTTCGATTTAAAGAATATCAGCTATAACGCATTGACTATAAGCGGGGAGCTGTCTTACTCGCTGGAGCTTGGAAATAATGTCTCAATGGTGAAATACAACAATCTCACTTTTCCGGGGCTGTATGACTGATTGGAATAAATACATCGGAGTGTCATATAAGGAACACGGGCGGGACTTGAAAACCGGAGTTGACTGTTTTGGTCTTGTTATAAATGTTCTTAAAAATGAATTCAACATCAGCCTTTCGGACTGGATGGAAAATGAAGAGGAATTTAATAAATTTAAAAAAGTTGATGAACCGGAAATCGGAAGCATCGGTCTTTTTAAGTTTATCGGCGTTCCTGTTCACGTGGGTGTTTACATCGGGGACGGGCGGCTTCTTCATGTCGCTCCCGGAGAAATGACAGTGGCAGAAAAGATTGAAAGCAGAAGATTAAAAGACAGGGTTTGCGGGTGGTATAATGCCGGATAAAAGACAAATAGTATTCTGTCCGAATATGTTTAACCTGACTCAGAAGGAAATATCTGAAGTTGATAAAACCCTGTCTTTCCGCGAAATATATAAATCACTCACCTATCACCCGGAGGATTACGCACGGATAATTGACGGCGACAGGATTGTCATGCTTAACGATTTTGACAACATCCCTGAAAGCGACAGCGTATGTGTGAAACTTTTCCCTTCTGGTGTTTGGGATAAGATAACAGATGCCGCGACAAATACATGGGACTACGCAAATGATGTTGCGAATCAGTACGGCAGCTGGAAGGATTACGCATATCTCGCGGGAGCATTTGCTCTTGCCGGGCCCATGGGCGCGATGTTTCAGATTAGCTGGAACGCATTTCAGGTCGGCGCCAGGATGTATGCAAAATACCTGGCCGATAAATTCGCGACCTCGCCGAATGAATTTCCAAATCAGCGGCCGGATCTCCGTGGCGGCTCTAATCAGAAACGACAAAACGGCAGAGTCGGAATATTACTCGGCAAGCATTTAATCAATCCCGATATAGCGGGCAATCCGTATATATCAATAAGCGGCGGCTCAGGTGAAGCCGGCGAAGATCAATTCCTTCACATCCTTTTTTGTGCGGGTTACAATAATATTGAAATAGACACGACATCATACAAGATAGGGGATACTCCTCTTACTCAGCAAAACTTCAAGGATCATGTTCTAACAGTTACTCAGTCCGGCGCGGCGCTCGCTGAATACCCGACACGCAAGATACCAAAATCAGTCGGGAAGATTGTCGAATACTCTGACTATTCATTGACGGAGGGCGGGGTAAGTGCAACCACGCCGACAAACACATCCAGCATTGAAATATTCATAACATTCCCACAGGGCCTATGCCGTTTTGTTGACGGCGGGAAAACCGGTGCGGGCGTTTATTATGCTATCGAATACAAGAATACCGGGGAAACTGAGTGGTCAAAAACCATAGCATGGGGTTACGCTTTCCGGGCGTGTTCTGAAACTGTCCGGATTAAAGTTGAAAAGACTTTTGATAATCTCACATCATCCGGTACAGATTACAACGCAAACAGACAGTACGACATCAGGGTGAGAAGAACAAGCCTTGATGCGGATGATTCCGATACTGCTTTAGTTGACGAAATGTATTTTGACACTCTCCAGTGTACGACAGGAACATTTAAAGACGGGGCTGTCGCCACCATTCCGGTTATAACAGCCGATGCGGCAAAGCTGACACTCTTAGCGTTAAAGGTGAAAGCAGAAGAAGCGGCTAATGGCACACTCGAAACTTTCAATTTCATAGCTCAAAGCAAAGTGCCGGTTTATTCAGGTTCCGGTTCCGGTTCGGCACAATGGACAACAGTCTCAGCATCAAGCAATCCTGCGGCGCTTTTCCTTTATGTCTGCCGTGATGCTTACATCAATAAAAAACCGGCTTTAGACGCGCAGATAGACTGGGCTTCTTTTGAGTCATGGTATACATTCTGCACAACAAAGGGGCTTGAATGTAACGCATATATCACTAATGAGATCGTGCTTGAAGAACTCCTGTCAAGCATCGCAACAACAGGGCGGGCTTCATGGTCTATTGTTGACGGGAAGTATTCTGTTATCATTGACAAAGAGCAGACGACATCGGTGCAGTTTTTCACTCCGCGTAACTCATGGGGATTTTCGGCGGCAAAAAATTTTGAGGAAATGCCGACAGGACTCCGGATTAAGTTTATTGATCGGGCTTCCGGTTACAATGAAACCGAAATCAAGGTTTATTATGATGCTGAAGATGACAGCAATATTGATGACTACTCACTGTTTGGCTGTACCTTTTACGAGAATGTTTATAAACAGGCAAAATATATCCTTGCTTGTATGTATCTGCGTCAGGAAGTATTTTCATTCAATGCCGACATTGAACATATAGTCTGCACAAGGTGGGATCGCATATCGTTAAGCCATGACGTTCCCTTAATCGGATTGCATACCGGCAGAGTGCGGGCGGTTGTCACTTCCGGCGGGTATGTGACAGGCGTTGAAACCGATGAAAGAATCGTATTTGAACCCTCTAAAACTTACGGCGTTATTTTTAGGGATCAGACGGGAACGGCGAGATCGTTTCAGGTGGTCAATCCCTGTACTTCTGAAAATATTGAAACTGATGATTTAACTTTCACGACTCCGTACCTTATCGGGACTTATGAGGTTTATGCAGACGACCTTTTCATGTTTGGCCTGTTTGAATCTGAAACTATTGATTTGATTGTGACAGACATCGCTCCGTCTGATGACCTGTCTGCAAAGATCACTTGCGTTCCCTATGTTGCAGAACTGTACACATGGGACAGCGGGACTCCTCCGACATACGATCCGATGATTTCCCTCCCCGGAGACATATCGCGGGCGGTTGTTACAGGAATCCCTGTTGACGCGGGGCTTCTTGCGGTGGGGAATAATGCAAGGATCGGAAAGTCGAATAACTTTGATTCGGCATTGACAGTAGTTGCGGCAACAACTTTTGTCACGTCACTAACAACATACATTCCGCTGATGCCGTTTTACGATTCAAGCCGTGACAAGATTATTTATCTGAACAGCACAACAGGGACGATTTACGAAAAATCCATAAATTCAACAGATGAAGGAAGTCAGTTGGTTAATGATGCCGGGTATGTTTTCTGTATAGGCTATTACGTCAGATGTGCAGATGGCTATATCTGCGATTATACCGGTACCGCAATAATCGAGGTTGAGGCATGGTGTCCGCAGATCGACTCAACCGGAAACATCTATTATATCAAGGTTTCTGACGGGTGCGTTTACAGATACAATCCGGCTGACAGCACGACTGTAAAAATCACGTCCTATGCACTGAAACACTTCTGGATGAATATCGTTTCTGACAGTTATCTGCTGATTCAGGATGACGGGACATTAAGCACATCAGGCAATAATGAACTTGTTTTAATCAGCACGACAAACGGGGCTTATAGTTCAACCATAATATCAGACATCCCTGAAGTACGGGAGTTTCAGATTTACGAGGACGGCGTTTATATGTCGCTCGATGCCGATTTCAACCTGAATAAAATTACAAGCTCCGGAAGTCTACTTTTCATCCCGAACATTTACCAGTATGATGCTTATTCAGGGAATATTTACTACCTGAAAATATCAGATGACAGACTTTACAAGCAATACAAAAACCTTGCATCCTCTAAAATCTCATCCCGTCCTTACGTCAAGACCTCACAACAGGCGGTGTATGTCACGGGCAGCACGACAAACGGATCGAATGTCATATCCGGCATATCAGCCCTCGAAATGGCTTATATTGAAATCGGAGATTACATTGAAGGCTCCGGCATCCCGGCACTTGCGATGATTGAAACAATAGACGAGGATAACAGCAGTATTATTCTTAACTGCAATGCAACGGCAACGGCAACGGGCGTACAATTGGCCGTTGCAACATCAAGGCTTATTCTTGACGCGGCAACAAGCATACTACAGGGAACTATAATAAATGAACATCTGACGGCAGACAGCGTCTTGGCTGTTAATATTAAAGATGGTGAAATTGTCGAAGGAAAAATTTATGCCGGTGCGGTTACAGAAGGAAAGATCGGAACCGGAGCGGTAACGGAAACTAAAATCAGCACCGATGCCGTCACAGAAGGAAAAATAAAAGATTCTGCCGTAAGCGGACGCAAAATTGCAGACGGGACTATTACAACTGATAAAATTTCCGATACCTCGATAACAGAAGGGAAGCTTGGAACCGGATCGGTAACGGAAACAAAGATAGCAGACGGAGCTGTCACAAATTCAAAAATCGGATCAAGTGCAGTTACAACGACAAAGATTTACGATAGCGCGGTTACAACCGTCAAAATAAATGATTCTGCGGTTACAACCGTCAAAATAAATGATTCTGCGATTACAACTGTCAAAATAAATGATGGAGCTGTGACGGTTGACAAAATAGGATCAAACGCTGTCACGCAAGCAAAAATGGCAGACAACTCTGTCGGGACTGCTGAAATTATTGATTTAAATGTTACATCTGCAAAAATCGCAAGCGGCGCTGTTAATGGGGAAAAAATTGCAGATGGAGCCGTAACAACAGCAAAAATAAATAATTTTCTGTCGCTGACTCATGCAATATTTGACAATATGCACGATAACACTAATAATACAATTAGTGGATTTACCGTTGCAAGCACAGATACAAATCCGTTTATTGAGAATAAAGGATTTGCAATCTTAAAAATAACATCGGCGGTAACGCTTACAGTCTATGCGGATGAGTCAAGAACAGTAGCAATGGCTCAAATCGGATATTCGTTGGGATGTCTCTTGTTGCCGGGGAAGATGTGGCTTGAAAAAGGAAAAACGTGCACGGTGAGCATTATGAAATTGTGGGGAAGCGAATTGACATATTATGATGAAGAACCGAAATAAGGAGGGAGAATGTCACTAATCACATTAACGCAGATTATAGAAACAAGTTCAAACGTCACGCTTTCAGCAGTTCAGGGGAAGATTCAGCGGGTGGTGAATACGGGGAGTAGCGTGATAACTGTCACGATGACTGGCGGGGGGGCCAAGTCTCTTGCACCGGGATTGTTCATGGACTGCTGGTATAATGGATACTGGAGAGCAACTGATGGCACTTTGCCTACGTCCTATTTGGGAAATATTCTCATAAATGGTGGGTTTGATATATGGCAGAGGAACACAAGTTTTTCCGGTGGTAGTCAATATTCCGCAGACAGATGGTTAACTCATTATGGACAGGTAAATGAATCTATTACAGCAAGCAGGAATACTGATGTTCCCTCAAACGGTTTAACTGCATATTCTATAAAAATATATGCTCCATCCGGCTCATATAATAGCATACAGCAGAGGATCGAAAGCAATATAACAAAAAAATTAAACGGAAAAACAGTAACTCTCAGCTTTTGGCTGAAATGTGCCGAAAGTTCT